AGATGATATTGTATCCCGTCTGCAAGAATCTTGTCGTAAAAAGCTAAAAGATTCTTTCCAGACTCTTCAACAAGCATCTGGTTTCGCTCATCCTTCGGCATGGCGGAATAAAGCTCTGTCTTGGAGGCCTGTTCCTTTTTTGCCTCATCAACCTTGTTTGAATAGACGCTCTTCGCGTAAGATGTGTCAGCGAGTTTGTCCGTGATAGTCTTGATTATACCAGCGTCGCTCGTAAGCGCTGCTTTTGCCTTCTCAAGTTGCTCAGTGAAAAACTTTACGGCCTCGCCAGCCCCTTCGGCCTTCGCCTTGTCAAGGTTGTCGGCGAAGAAACTAACAGCGTTATTATTATTAATTTTCGATTTTTCTCCCTCTATGAGGTCGCGCCAAAGCGTAGAATCAAGAGAATTAACATTCCCAAGGCTTCCTTCAGCCTTCCGCACTTTATCGAGCGCAGTTCCTTCAAGAAGCTTATTGAGAGCAGCGATTGCTTCGGTCAGCTCTTGCGTGTTGACGCCGATCTTGACGTCTTGATTATTTAATTTGTCAAGCTTTGAACGGATATCGTCAATCTGGTCTGACGTCTCTTTCAGGGCTCTGTTGGTCGCGTCAGTCTTGACAGGCGTGTTGTTCAACTTGTCATAACGAGCCTTGAGTTCTTCAAGCCTCCCCTGGAGTCGATAAAAATAGTCAGTCGTTGTCTCTGTAGCCCGTTGTTTTGATGCTTCTTTTGAAACATATGTGGCGGCTGAACTTGAACTATAATCGGAAATTTGTTTCGCCCCAGAAGCATGAGCAGAAACAAGGCCGTTCTGAGCTTCTTTTGTTTTAAATATTTGCGCTCTTACTTTTTCAAATTCATCAATTGAGCTATTTACATCTTGATACATTCCACCAATAACAGCGCCAGCCAATGTCCCAGCTGCGTTTTTTGTAAATAAAAACCCAGTTGCGCCACCGACAAGTGCCCCACGTAATCTTGGGTCTATTGAATTCCATGAATTCGAAATTTCAGCGAACCTATTGGGGATACTGGAGAGGGCGTCTCCAAGAGACCTGATGCCGTTTGCGAAGTTGTCAAAATCCGTTTCGTCAAGGCTAAGCGCCCATTCCCGGAACTTGACAACCACATCCGCTACGGCAGACGCAATGTGCTCAAGGCCCGCCTGAATGCGAGGGTCCTGCACCTTGGCCCCCAGGTCCTTCATGGTGTATGTCAATTCATCGACAATGGTGGAAGTCGCAGGGAGCAGCGGAGTGCCAAGCATACGCTTGAACTCTTCAAAATATCGCGGGAGGCTGGAAATTTTCTTGCTAGCGGTGGTCAGGGCCGCTTCATAGACACCGACGTTGCGGGCAGCGACTTCTTCGACGGCTTTGGTTCTGGCAAGCGTCTTCTCGCGTTGCGTCAAAGCGTCAGCGTTTTTGTTGAGTTCCAGACCAAGCCGCTTGTAGCTGGCCTCGAAATCAACGTTTATACCAATCCCGCGCAGGATTTCGGTGTCACCCTTCTGGATGCCGGCCACCATACGGCCGAATGCTTCGCTGGAGTTGATGCCACCAATCACAGCGGCATCCTGCGCCGCACGGGCGAGCTTTGAGGCCTCGGCAAGGTCGATCTGAGCCTGGATCATGGCGATGATCGAGTTACGTGACTCCTGGGCTGTAATCCCTCCCTTGCGCATCGCCATCTCGACATCATACATGCGCTGCATGGAGATACCGGCGGTCCGCCCCATCTGCTCCATGACAACGCCAAGCGTCTGATATCGCGCAGCCAGCAGGGCCGCATCCTGGACGTAGGACGCGACCTTGTAGGTGGCGAAGGCGGCCATAAGATATTTCGCGGCCTTGGTGAGGCCGTCCATGGACGTCTCCGCGTCCTTCCCGGCCTTGGTCAACTTATCAAGGTCTTGGGCTGCAACCTTGGCTTCAAGGGTGCTGATCCTGATATTGAGTTCGGCAAGGTCGGCCATGGATCAACTCCCTTTCTCCGCAAGTTTTGCGACGGCGGACAAATACGCCACGTCCATTTGTCGCAGTATCTCGACTTCCCATGGCCGGGGCGATGTTCGCAGCAGCCGGCTCCAAGCTTCAATCTCGGCGCATGTCAGAGGCGCCGGGCCGAAGCCTCCGCCACGCCCCTGGTGCAAGTCCCAGAACCAAAGCCAAAGATGCTTTCCTTCAGGTGGTATCTCCGGCGGTTCAACAGGCCTCCCCGCCTGCATCAGATTTTGCCGGAGTGTTGTGCCGCCTTTGCGGGGGGTGTCCATTTCGACCCGATACGACACCCCCTCGCATAGGGCTTGGCCTAGCCAAGCAAAAAATTCGAACGGTCCTCCGCAAAGGCGGAAACCTGTTCGAAGATCCAGGGCTGGGCCATAAGCTCCAAGGCCACGGCCTGTGTCACGTCAAGCTCATCCCCGCCCATAAACACCTTCCCGCCGGTCACAGTCCCGGCCAGGAGTTCGCGGCCTTCCTGCTCGGCCTCGGCCGCCGACAAGGGCGACGGTCTGGCCTTCTGGCGCCGGGAGTGCTTGTCCAGGATGAGGCGCAGATTGTCGCGGTAGGCCTCGCTGTCACGGCCAATGACCAAAAGGTACATGGTGTTTTCATCCTGGGGGCCGTAGGTAAGCGGCTTGCCGGTGACAGGGTGGCGCAAGTCCATCCGCGTGGCCGCACTGGCGGCCGACACAAGGTCAAGATTCTTCAGGTCCATCGATTACACTCCAGGGATACGGGTGATTTGGAAGTTGGTGCCGGTAGTGGCATCTACAAGGGCTTGGAATGGCATTTCCAGAATGATGCCCTTTTCGTCCTTCACAGGGTTGCTGCCGCCGCTGTATTTGAGCCTCGGGACCAAGAACGTGTATGATTTCGTCGTTCCATTCCCGAGGGTGAATTCGAGACTGGATTCCGTTTCATTGATGAACTTGTTGAGCAGGGTCAGATTCTCGAAGTAGGCGGAGAGGGTCCCGGTGAGGTTGGAGCGACCCGGGATGACCCCCGCAGCCTGGTTGCTGAAGACCGCATAGGCGGGGTCAAGGTTGTTCTCCAGGCTCAATTCAAGGCCTGTGACGACGGCGATACTGGAACCACCCTCGGACAACTCCCCTGTAAAGCTGTCAAAGGGCAGATTTGTCTGGCTGGCGGTCGGGGACGCGTCCAACGGAGTGCTGGAGTAGGAGCCCCCTTTGCCGATCAAACTGAAGGCCCCGCTGACAATCTCATTCGGCTTGATTGAGAGCTTTGTGGTCTTGACCATGTCACCGGTAAAGACCCCATACTGGCCGATATCGGAGAAAGCTCGCTCGAAGACAAAGCTCTTGGCCGTCGTCCCGGCCTTAAGCACGTTCGTTGTCCAGACCCCGAGCAAGGCCCCTTCAAAGATCGGGTCATATTCGCCGTAGGAAAAATCAAACTCGACATCGCCGTCGATTTTCTGCGGTCCGTGCCGGAAGTCCTGAATCTGCCGGTCGTCCCGCAGTTCAGAGCTTTGGATTGTCTCCTTCGACAGCCCAAGTGAACATGTCTTGTGGCGCAGCTTGACCATTTCCGGCGTGTCGGGGATTACCCCCCACGTGGTCTCGACCGCATACCGCAGCCCGTGAAACCCGCCTGTTGCGAATGTCATAATGTTTCTCCTTCTTTTCCGGCTAGGCCGGGTCCATGTAGGCTCGGAACGTTATGCTTACCGGTCGCTTGTAGCGCGTAGCCTCTTCCATCTCCGGCCCCATTGCGGCTGCTTCGATGACCACGCGGGCGTCCGTCATGGTGGCCGATGAAAGCGTCATGCCGCGCCGGAAATGCGCCCGCAGCGCGTCACCCAGGCCAAAAACAGCCCCGCGTCCCTTCCCTGGAAGCCCCAGAACATCCACCTGATAGACGCCGCGCTGGAGGTCTTGGGCTTCTGAACCAAGTCCATCCGCGCGTGTTGTCGCCGGCAGGAAGTGCGGCCGGAGATAAGCGGCATCGGGCGGGGTGAAAGACCGGTTCTCCCAGGCGACGGAAAGCGATTGCGCAGTGGCGAACGTGGAGAGGTGGCCATCGAGCAGGCCTGCAACTGTGGACCAGCTCATTTCGCACCCCCGGCAACAGAACTGAAGTGGGCGATCAACTCTTCGACACTGATGCGGTACACGCCGGTCGGGGCTTGTTTCGAATGCCCGTATTCGAGGGGTATGGCGTATTCGACGTTGTTGTAGATG